AGAGTAGATACGTGCGCCACTAACGGGTCGTCGCCTGCATTACAACTGGCTATGAATGCGAGCCGTTGTAGTTTTGGTTCTGACGCCGCGTCTGCAAAAATCTTAAGCTGGGTCGACGCTCCTACAGTAAATTACGACGCCGCCAACAAATGGTACTGTGACACCAAGCTTAGCGCTGTACAATCAGCAGGCGTAAAGAAAGATAAAGTGAATTTCACAGTCACCGGTACTACACTAGACATATCATTTTCTGACTTTTAGGAGTAACTACATATGCCTGTAGCTAATGTATGCGGACCAGATGTGCTCTGCGCAAATAATTTATATGTGGGGAACGATATCGTGGGTATGGACATCTCATTCGACGGTGTGGCCACGAGTATTGTGGACCTAGTTTTTAACGGAAATTCCAATATTACGAAACTTACAGTGACGATTGCAGGTACCACAGTCACAGTTTGGGAAAAGTAGCTTTCTTGAGGCGCTATGTATGATAACTGTACAAACTGATTTGTACTGCAGTACTGGTTTATTAGTAGGCATGGTATATACTACCCACGCTGTACGAATGCGCCACACAGCATCGGCATTGGTGCGGATGAGTAGTGTGTCTTACGTACCTTCGTACGTAGCTTCGGCGGCAGCTAGCACAATGGTGTCTGAAGGCTTCGCAGGCAGCACAGCAACATTTGCTGCACGCGCACCACAGCTACAACTTCTACATTAAAGGCGCCTTACTATGTCAACTACTTTATCAGAACACGCCCAAGAGCAAAGTACGTACATTGTGTCTACATCGTTTCTAGATAGCGAAGGGGCTGCAATAACGCCTACTTCGGTTATTTGGACACTAACGGACGAACACAATACTATTATCAATGGCCGAGACGCTGTAAACGTGCCGTCGCCTACGCCTGTAGTGGATATTGTTCTAGCGGGGGACGATTTGGCTATACTTGAAGATAGACCTGTCTGTGTACGATACTTAACGATAGAAGCCTTGTACGATAGTGCACACGGCACGGATTTACCTATAAAAGATCAAATTGTATTCTACGTAGATAATTTAAGAGCTGTCACATAGCACAAATGTCAACTTAGACGCATAATGATAAATTAAAGGAGTAGGAAATGAACAACACGCTGATTAAGTACCTAGTAGAACGCTTAAAAGAACGTAGTACTTGGCTTGGCGTAATCGGTATCGTTACCGCCTACGGTATTAATATGACAGTCGATCAACAGACTGCCGTAGCCACAGCAGGCATCGCTGTAGCGTCTGTCGTTAGCGCGTTTTGGAAGGGTAATTAAACATGGCGGTAGCAGACTATGGCATCATACTCAAATGGGTTGACTGGGTGTTTACGAAAATCCTCCGCGTACGCGCGCAGAAGGACCGCGATCGCCTGGAGCGTGATCCTGCTGGTTGGTTTAATCGTCATTTTTCTAACGGGCTGCGCCGGAAGACCGACTCTTCCAACCCGTCCGACAATAGAAGCGCGAACTAACACGGAAACAAAGGAGCTTTGTTTTGACGTGTCTGACGCCACGTCTTTAGGCGTGTACATAAAAGACTTAGAGGCGTGCTGTGCCCAATAAAACATACAAAGAAGGCGAACTCGGCGGAAAGTCGAAGGTAGGCGAGAAAGGGCGCAAACCCCTAAAATACGCTAAGCACAAGAATCGAGACGCCTCGTCTAAATTCCATCGCAAATCTGTAATAAGAGAGAAGCCCCCGGCTACAGAGCCGGACTTCTCTTTTTTACAGAAATACACGATGAAGCAGGCGGTGGAGTTCTACAAAACTTTGTATGACGAAGTCAAGGGCACAGAACTCTACCTACCCATGTTGGCAGCTCTGGCCAAACAGGACCGCTTCTTTCTCCTTACGCACATATTAAAACGACCAGATGCAGTGCACGAGTGGCTATACCGTAGATGCAGAGAGGTCGAGTTTCTGCCCGACGGCAGACTCGACCTCTGGGCGCGTTTTCACTACAAGTCTACGATTATCACATTCGCGGGAATTATTCAGGAAATACTGAACGACCCCGAGATTACGATTTGTATCTATTCTTACAACAACGCTACAGCTACGAGTTTCCTGTCCCAGCTCAAGAACGAATTCCAGAGCAACCAAGAGCTGATAGAACTTTTCCCTGATATTTTGTGGAGCAACCCCAAGAAAGACGCTCCAGCCTGGAGTCTAGACAAAGGCATTACTGTCCGACGCAAGACTAACCCGAAAGAAAATACCGTCGAGGCGTTTGGTTTAGTCGACAACCAGCCCACGGGGCGGCATTACAAATTGCGGGTATATGACGATATCGTAACCGTAGCCTCTGTGAACACACCAGAGATGATTAATAAGACTACCGAAGCGTGGGAGGTCTCGTTAAATACCGGTGCCGGCGCGGCAGGCAATCGACAGTGGTACGTAGGCACTCGATACAATGCCAACGACACCTACCACGCGATTTTGGAGCGCCATTATCTAGAGCCGCGTATTTACGCCGCTACCCACGACGGTACTGCGTCCGGCGATCCCGTGTTTATGGGCTTGGAAGAGTGGTTGGACATTAAACAAGGTGTGAGTGAATACGTGTTGGCCTGTCAGCAACTCCTGAACCCCTTAGCAGGCAGTCAGCAAGAGTTCAAGCCTGAGTGGTTCCGTCGGTGGGAGGTGCGCCCAAGAACACTGAATGTGTACATTCTGTGCGACCCAGCAGGGGGCAGCAAAAATATAGCCAACTGCAACACAGCGATGTGCGTTATCGGCGTAGACAGCCAACTGAATAAATATCTGCTAGACGGCGCGTGTCACAAAATGTCTCTGCAAGAGCGCTGGGAGATGCTAAAGAAACTGCACCGTAAATGGAAGACCGCCCCAGGCATCGCCAACATTCGTGTAGGATACGAGCGCTACTCCATGCAGGCGGACATCGAGCATTTTGAGACCATGATGCGTATCGAGAATACGTACATCACTATAGACGAGATAGGCGGGCGTATCAGCAAAGACGACAGAATCCGGCGACTTCTGCCGGATCATCAGAACTGGCGCTTCTTTTATCCAGAAACCAAACAGATCACAAAGAAGATGAAAACCGCAATCGACACTATAGGCGACCAATTCATAGCGAAGCCTATACGCCGCATCGACAGCGAGCAAACTGTCTACGAGCTCTCTGAGTGGTTTATGAAGAATGAGTACGCCTTCTTTCCAAATAGCACAAAGAAAGATATGCTAGACGCCATGTCCCGACTATACGACATGGAAATCGTCGCTCCTGTAGACGTTGGGCACCATCAAATGGCGCGACTAACAAACAAGATTGATTATGGGGGGCCGTCATATTATAATGGTATGTGCATGGAACCTGACCAAGAATGGGTAAACTAGAGGATTGTCATGGCTAAAATTGAAGACTATGCAGAATGGGTAAAACGTGTCGCTCCAGAAGAGCAAAATAAACCTGAGCCGACTTATGTGTTCTCTAACGGCAAACAGTTCTACAAAGATAAAAAACAATCGGGTAACTAGATATGCCTGTAAATATAATCACGGATAGAGCAGAGTCACAGGTAGTTTCCGGAAACCAGATGCAGGCGGAAGCGCTGGTCCACGACTGCGCAGAGAAAGTGCAGAAGCAGTACCCAGGATTTGTGTGGTCAGTTCGCATGAGCGCGGACTATTCTGTTCTAGCCCTGCGTAACTATAACATAGACGCCGCGTACGGCATGATCGTACACACAACCGCTGTACAAAACGATCCGTCGCGATACGCCATAGTGCGCGCGGCGGGAGAGCTTCTAGAACGCGCATACTTAGCGAGAGGCGCGCAAACAGAAACTGACGCAACCCTACTAGACTTATCTGGAGCGCATACGAAGCGGACCGCCGACAAACATTCCACACACAAAACATTATGAAGACAGACAGACAATGGCTAGACACGGCGAATAGCGTGTATAGAGAAGCGGCCAACTTCACAGATTCGGAGTTGCG